CCTACATCGACCACATCAACGCTGAGATCGCAGCTGGCCGCCCTGGCGTCTACGAGGACGGCTACACCTACGTGCGCAAGGTTTCGTGGCGGGACAACCCGCGCTTCCCCGAGGTGCTACGCATCGAGATGGAGCGTGACAAGGCCTCCAACTTCAAGAAGTACCTGCACGTATGGGAAGGTGAATGCAATGCCGACTACGAGGATTCGGTAATCGAGCCCGAATGGATCGACGCCGCGATCGACGCGCACAAGAAGCTGAACTACAAGCCGCGCGGCGACCGTGTCGTCGGGTTCGACCCGGCCGATAGCGGCGCCGACGCGAAGGCGATCACGAAGCGCTACGGCATGCTCGTCGAGGACGTGAAGCGCTGGAGCGATGGAGACATCGATGACGCGATCACGCGCACGTTCGACGAGGCCTTCGACTATCGCGCCGACATCATCGTGTACGACAGCATCGGCGTCGGCGCCGGCGTCAAGGTCGGGCTGAAAGAGCGCATCGCGGGCCGCGACATCGATGTGCAGGGCTTCGGCGCGGGCGATTCGCCGTGGCCTGGCGTCTACGAGAAAGACCGGAGCAACGAGGACGTCTTCCGCAATCTGCGTGCCATGGGCTGGTGGCTGCTTGCCGACCGCTTCAGGCGCACGTATGAGGCCATTGTGAAGAGCGAGTACCACGACCCGGCCACGATGATCAGCCTGTCGAGCGACATCAAGGACCTCCAGCAGCTGAAGACGGAACTAGTCCGCCAGCAGCGCAAGCGCACGTCCGGCTCGAAGATGATCCAGCTGGTGAGCAAGGACGAGATGCGCGCGAAGAAGATCCCTTCGCCGAACATGGGCGACAGCTTGATGATGGCCTTCATGGTCCGGGACAAGAAGAAACCGAAGTACGACTTCACGAAATCCGCCGCTTCAGGCGCAAGGGCACTTTAATGGCAAACGATCTACAACAGGCGCAGGAGATGTATCAGGACGCCCTCGACGCGACGCGCGAGCAGCGGCAGCAGATCGAGGAAGACCTGAAATTCTCTGACCCGTCGAACCCGCAGCAGTGGGACGAGACGATCAAACGCCAGCGCGAGAATGACCCGGGCGGCGCGCGGCCCTGCTTGGTGATGGACCACACCGGCCAGTACGTGGCCAACGTCGCGGGTCAGATCGTCAAGTCGCCGCCGGCGATCTATGCCGTTCCGGTCGGCTCCGGCGCAGACGTTCAGGTCGCAGAGCACCTCGACGGCATGATGCGTCATTTCGAGTACGCCAGCCGCGCGCAGACGCACTACTGCACAGCTGCGACGTCAGCGGCGCGCACTGGCGTAGGCTACCTGATCGTCCGACCGGTTTACACCGACCGCGCGATGGGCTACCAGGAGCCGCGCATCTTCGCCGAGGCCGACCCGCTGCGCGTGGTGTTCGACCCGTGGAGCGTGGAACTGGACGGCAGCGACGCGACCTTCGGCTACCTGCTCACCGCGATGAGCGAGCGCGAATTCGAGCACAAGTACGGCGCCAAGGCCGAGAAGGTCAGCTTCGGCGTCGACCAGCGTGAACCCGACGGCCAACCCGGACGCAGGTCGATCATCGTGGCCGAGCAGTGGTACAAGGAGGATGAAACCCGCAACGTCATCATCTGGCTCGGCGTCGACGGCCAGGAAAGCAGCGGCTCCGAGGATGAATACTGGGCTGCGTGCAATGCGGCCGGCACCCAACTGCACTTCGTGCGCAACTACCGCGACAAGGTCCAGTGCGTGAAGTGGCGCACGATGAGCGGCGCCGCGATCCTGGAAACGCCGAAGAAAGCGGACGGCAGTGACGGACTGTACCCGGCCGACTACATCGGCATCGTGCCGGTCTACGGCTACTGGGGCATCAGCGACAAGCGCCTGAAGTACTGCGGCATCCCGCGCCGTGCGAGGAACCCGCAGCGCGCGTACAACTACCACATGAGCGAGCAGCTGGCGTACATCGGCAGCGCGCCGAAATCGCCATGGATGGTGCCTGTGCGGGCCGTCAGTGGGCTGGAGGCGCTGTGGGACCGCGCATCCATCGATTCGCGCGCGTGGCTGCCGTACAACGACGTCGACGAGGACGGGAAGCCCATCGCAGCACCGTCGCGGGCGAACATCTCCGTCAACCTGCAGAACCACATCGTCGGCGCCGAGCAGGCGCTGCACGACCTGGAGGCGACGATCGGCATGTACCAGGCCAACCTGGGCGCCCCGAGCAATGAGCAGTCCGGCGTCGCCATCGACGCGCGCAAGGAGCAAGGCGAGGCCAGCACGGCACACTTCCCGCAAAACCTTTCCGCGTCGCTGGGCCAGGTCGGGCGCATCGCGATCCAGATGGCCGCCAAGTTGATCGACACGAAGCGGCAGCAGCGCATCCTCGGCATCGACATGAAGCCGGGCAGCGTCACGGTCGATCCGGAGCAGCAGGAGGCGGTGAAACCGACCGACCAGGGCCTGATCATCAACCCGAACGTCGGCAAGTACGACGTGCGCGTGGTCGTCGGGGCCAGCTACAGCACGCAGCGCAGCCAGGCGCAGGCAGCACTGGCGGAAGTCATGCGGAATAACCCGGAGATGACGCCGGCGATCGCGCCGCTGTGGGCCCAAAACCTCGACATACCGCACGCCGACAAGCTGGCACAGGTGCTGACGGCCATGGCACCGGCGCCGGTGCAGGCCATACTGAATCCGGACGCGGCGAAGCAGCCGAAGCCCGAGCAACTGATGCAGCAACTGCAGCAGGCCCAGGGCGCGTTGAAGGAGGCGATCCAGCACGCGCACGACGCCCAGCAGGAAGCGGACGAGGCGCAGGAGCAGCTGCACGACAAGCGCGCTGACCTGGCCGTGAAGCAGCGCGAGCTGCAGATCAAGGCCTACGAGGCGGCAACCAAGCGCCTGCAGGTGACGAGCACGGCCATGACGCCGGACGAAATCCGGATGATGGTCGCCGAGACGGTCGATGCGATGCTCAGCCACCCGGATCCGCTGCCGTCCGAATCGCCGGGCAGCCTGTTCGCGACCTGCCGAAACTGCGGCAGTGCAGAGGAAGTCTCGCACGATGCGACTACATGCCCAGGGTGCGGCAACACGTATGCGCCGGGAGAACTCAACGTGATGGGACAGCCGCCCGATCCAGAGCCCGACCAACCCGATCCCGCTGCACAGCAGCAACCCACGAACCCGCCGAGTGCGGGTTTTTCTTTACCTGACCCTCAACAAGGAGCATGACTTTGAGCCTCGAAGACAACGCATTGCCAACTGGCGGCTCCACCGCCGCGGCGGGCGACAACGCGAACCCCGGCGCCGCGCACGACATCGACCAGCCCAGCCTGGGCGACGGAACTGGCGGCGGTGCCGCTCCTGGCGACGGCGACGGCAAGGAACCGGCAGTCGAAGCGAAGAAGGAAAAGACGCCCGAGCAGCGTGAGATCGACAAGCTGCGCCGCCGTCTCGACAACAAAACGCGCCAAGTCTACGAGCTTCGCGCACAAATTCCACAGAATCACCAGCAGCAATCCAACCAGGCGGACGACGATGACGAACCCGTGACGCTGACCCGCGCCGAGCTGAACCGGCGCATCGCAGAGCAAGCCCAGCAGCTTGCACCGACGATGCGCGAGCAGCAGGCCGAGGCCGAGCGTCGGCATGGTGTCGTGACGTCGCTCGCCAAGGAATGGGGGCAGGAGAAATTCGACGAGATATCGTCCGAACTGGACGAGGCCCTGGGCGGCCTTATGGATCGCAGCGGCAAGCCTACGCCTGCCACCGACGCGATATTCCATGCCGACGACCCGAAGGGCGTCATCGAATATCTGACTGACCCCGATAACGCGGACGAAGCCGCCAACATCGCGCGGATGAACCCGCTGCTGGCCGGGCGCGCGATCGCCAAGATCGAACAGAAGATCGCGGCCTCGAAATCACAAGCCAAGCCCAAGCCCAGCAACGCGCCTGCACCGATCGAACCGGCGCGGGGCGGCGGCGTGCCCAACGGCATGCCGGACCCATCCAACACCAAGGCCTACATCGCCTGGGCGAACGCCCAGGAACGGGCACAACGCTAAATAGGAGCCATCCATGGCAAACGCTCTCGTCACGAGCACCATCATCACCAATGAGGTGCTTCGCATCGCGCACAATACCAGCGCGTTCCTCGGCAACATGAACACGGACTTTGACAAGTCCTGGAAGGGTCAGTACAAGCCCGGCCAGACCGTCAAGGCCCGCAGCCCGGTCAAGTTCACGCACCGCACCGGCTCGACGGCCAACGTGCAGGACGTGACCGAGTCCAGCGTGGACGTCACTGTGCAGCCCGAGCTTGGTATCGACTTCGCGGTGTCGTCCAATGACCTCGCGCTGTCGATCGGCTCCGACGGCAAGGTGAACTCGGAATTCAAGCGTCGCTACCTCCAGCCGGCCGGCTTAAAGATCAGCGCGATGCTGGACTACCTGATCGCCGCGCAGGTCAAGAACAACGCCTACCAGTTCGTCGGCACGCCCGGCACGCCGCCGGCCAACGTTTCGGACATCCTGAACGCAAAGGTTCCGGCGCAGAACATGGGCCTGCCGCCGGGTGAGTTCTTCTGCGCCCTGAACCCTACCGCGAACGCCTCCGTCGTTTCAGGCCTGTCGACGCTCTACAACGATAAGGACCAGCTCGCCAAGCAGTACAAGACGGGCGTCATCAAGACGGCGCTCGGTGTCGACTTCCTGATGTCGCAGAACCTGCCGACCCACACCGTGGGCGCTCTTGGCGGCAGCGGCGCGGTCAACGGCGCGAACCAGGGCCTGACCAACGCTGGCGCGACGGACAACCCGTACGCCGCGACGACCTCGCTCGTCACGAACGGATGGTCGAACTCGATTACCGGCCTGCTCAAGGCTGGCGACGTGATCACCATCGCCAACGTGTTCTCGGTGAACCCGGAGACCAAGCAGTCGACTGGCGCGCTGCAGACGTTCGTCGTGACGGCCGACGTGAACTCGGACGGCTCGGGCAACGCCACGCTGGTGATCTCCCCCGCGATCATCGCCGGCGGCGCGTTCCAGAACGTCACGGCTCGCCCGGCGACCTCCGCGGCGATCACCGTGAAGACTGGTTCGGCCAACACGGGCTACTCGCAGAACATGCTCTGGCACCCGGACGCCATCACGTTCGTATCGCCCGAGCAGGAACTGCCCGGCGGCATGGACATGGCCTACCAGGCGTCGCTCGCGGACGAGGGCTCGATCAGCCTGCGATTCGTGCGCGGCTTCGACATCACGAACAACCGCTTCATCAGCCGCTTCGACGTGCTGTGGGGCGTTGCCGTGACCCGTCCGGACTGGGTCGTGCGCCGCACGAACTGATCTAACGCGGGGCTTCGGCCCCGTTCCTCTTTTCAAGGAGCATCAACATGCCCGCAGTTCCTGCCTCTCTCCCGCGCGTGACCCCTGGCGGTCCCAGCGCGCTTCTCGGCAATCACCGCCAG